TATTCAAGCAAGGGATTACACTACAAAAGAAGTGCTTTTCTTGACGATAGTAAAGGCTTCTTCAACTACATTCACCGTGTACTCAAACGATAGTACTTTAGAAGTTACGTTCTTATACACATAAGGAAGTTTAAATGAGCCAGGGTTTAGAGGTAAAAGATTTTGGAGGGGGGATAGTAGATAGCTATATCGATGGCGAGTCTCGTGATGCCAAAGAGATAGACAATCTATACATTACTCCGAATCTTAAGCTAAAACAGCGGCCAGGAATCTCTATCTATGACTCTACGTTTTCTTCTGTACTAAGTAGCTCCCCAATTAAAGATGCGTTCATTACAGACCAAAGCTTATTTCTACGCCAAGGAAACAAAGTGTTTTGGAAGAAGCCAGACGATAGTTATGCACAAGTTTCGTCTACTGAGCTTACTCCAATTGTAGGGAAGAATTCCGACGCTGACTCAGAGTTTTTATCGAAGGCATCGTGGAGAGGGCATACCTATGCTACAAGGGGAGACTATACACTCCCCTTTAAAGTGTACAAAACATCCTCCACAACTGCGCAGCAAAGCTCTATTGGGGTACCTGCAATTATTCATGAGTCAGCGCTTACGTTTACCCCTTCGAGTGCATCATCTCCAGCAAGCTATCTCTATGCTATTCTTCCTGTGCTTGAATACACAGTATACGTAGACGGGGATACAAGTACTTTTAGGGTAGATGGAAAACCAGAATATTACACTGTTTCGTCAGATTCTATTGGCGCAAACACGGTAACTATTTCAGGATTTAAGACAATTACAAATGCTAATACTAGCGAGAATTTTATTGTCTCTACTCTTAAGTATGAGATCTACCGAACTGAAGCAAATGAGACCTCTTTCTACTTAGTGGCAAGCATTACTAATGGAACTGCTTCGTATATTGATTCTAGTACAGACATAACGATTGCTGATAACCGCTCGCTTTATACGGATGCAGATACTCAAGAGAATGCAGAGCCACCAATGGCTAGAACTCTTGATGTTTGCAATGACGTTTTATTCTTGGGGAATTGCTATGCAAGAACACGAGCTTCGAACGATAGTATTACTTATGCTTATTACCCTAATCGTGTGCGCTATTCTATTCCCGGAGCCCTAGACCATTTACCGGAAGATTTCTTCGAAGACTTCGAGTTCGAAGTAACAGCTAACTCTCATGTAGGTAGAATTCCGCTTGTTTTTGGAAGAAACAAACTCTACCGATTAGATGGAACTGTAGACGAATTTGGAGCAGGTGCGTACATCAAAGAAAAGATCCATGATGCTATTGGAACTCTTTCTCCTAATGGATGTGTTCGCGTTGGTAGCAAGCTTTATTTTATTGGGAATGACGGCATATATCTTACCGATGGGTATGTATGCTTGAAAATTTCTACTCATCTAAACGACTATTTTAAAGATCTTTTGCCATCAATGAGCGACGCTGATAAGCGCTTAATTTACGGTGAATACGACGTAAAAGAACAGCGTATTTTATGGACAATGAAAAGAGACGGGGCTTCGGAGCTTAACTTTTTGTTGGTGCTGGATCTTAGTCAGGGCGAGTCCGATGCAATGCCGTTTGTTACATGGAGCGGGAGGGCGTATGACTATAATAAAGAATTACTTGGGTACAGATTTTCTCCGCAAGCGCTTGTCTACTTTAATGACGAAATGGTCATGTGCGCAAAGTTTTATCTTGGCGCTGATCTTGGCTCAACTGAGCAGGGTGTTTATAAATTTGACCAAGCAAGTTTTTCTGACTCTTCTATTACTACCACTACTCTTTATCCGATCATTTACAGGTATGTAAGTGTTGCCTATTCGCTTGGGACAAGTGTGTATAGGAAGTTTGTAACTAAGACGCTTCTAACGCTTGCTAATCACGGGGACATTAGCACGATCATCCAGAGCAATAACAACGACGGTACATCAGTCAAAGATCTAAAAGAGATCAGAACTAGATACGATATTGAATGGGGAGTCACTCCTATTGTATGGGGAGATCCGGATTTTATATGGAACTATTCAGGGGTATTTGAGAGAGTACGACGATTCCCGGCCCGGGAACTACGCTGTACATATAAGCAGATCATCATTACAAACGCATATACGATTATTCAAGCAAGCGATGATTTTGGTACGGCTACTGTAGCGTCTCTAAACCCCACTTCTAATACAGCCCTATTAGAGCAAGCTACTGATTATGATTGGAGTGTAAATGCTGTGGGTTATTACATAACCTTTTCGGCGGATTCTTACACAAAGAAGTACCCTATAACGATTAGATCCGCAGACACTCTAACCTACACAGATACCTCTAAAGAAAGCCCGCAAGGAACGACAAAAAAATGGCAGCTAGAGGGCTTTAAGGTAGATGAGCTTTTTGAAATGCTATCCTATGTCATTTACTATAGCCCACTAAGTCCTTCGCATAGATCATACCATGGGTCCGCGGATCTTGGAGCTAACCAATGATTAAGCTCATAGTTAAAGACATCACGGACGTTTGGATTAGGAAAGCGTTTCAAGACGTTCAAAACTTTCTAAATACTCAAGCTTTACTACTGTGTGGGTTTACCTTTTTAGAAATAAATGAAACTTCAACTACCCCGCAAGTAGAAGTACCTGCAAAGCACAATCTAGGTGCTATTCCAAAAGACGTTATCCTAACCTCTAGCGTAGGCACTGGGGCCATAACTTTCCATTATGATCTTTTTACGAAGGATAATATAATTTATTCAACCACCGGACCTGTAACTATAAGAGCCTTCATAGGCAGGTTCGATAAAAACCTGAGGTTTTAACGATGCGTAAGTGGACATTAGCGCAGATCAAATCAAAGATTCAAAGGGACCTTGATCTTCAAGACGAGGACTTCATTCAAGAGGATGAGCTTGTTGAATACATCAATGAAGGAATTGATATGTGTGAAGCGCATATCCACACTCTCTATGAAGACTACTTCCTAACAAGCACTACGCTATCGTGGGTATCGGGTACTGCGGAATACGCTTTGCCAGATGATATTTATGCAGATAAGGTGCGGGGGCTTTTGTACAATAACGGAACTACTATTTTTGAGATCCCAAGAATTAAGGATAAATCAAAGTTTCTAAAAGCGGCGCTACTTAAGGAGTTTCCTCCTACACTTGATTATGCGTATATTATTAAGAACTCTAGTGGAGAAGACCCTAAGATTGTGTTCTTTCCTACGGTTCAGGAGACTAGCTCAAATGTTACGCTTTGGTACCTACGAAATGCTTCTGAACTATCGGCGGATACAGATACGTGTGATATACCTGAGTTTGTATACTACGTTATTCAGTACGCAAAAGTTCGCTGCTACGAGAAGGAAGTTGGCCACCCTAATTATGAGCCAGCTAAACAAGAGCTTGCTAGACTAGAAGAGCTAATGGTGTCGACCCTAGAAGAGATGGTACCAGATGCGGATAATGAGATTGAAAAAGACATGACTACATATTGGGAGATGAGTTAATGAAAAAACCTAAGAAGCCTACGCTTGCTAGTTATTTTAATAACGGAGATACAGGGCAAGGACTTTTGTCTGGGCTTACAGTTACTCCAAAAGTGGAGCAGTACGTATCAGATGCTAATACACAGTATGCTCTTCCTACAATGGAGAGCGGCGCCTACAATACAGCGCTTGCGGATGTTATGGCCTCTCCAGGACAAACAAACGCTGCGAAAGCTGCTTATGCGTCTCAGGCATTAGATGAAGCAACTCTAAGGAGTAGAGCGGGTGCCCAAGGACAGGGTGCCCTCGCACAAGTTATGGCCGGGATTGCTGGGCGCGGAGGGCTTAACTCTACTGCTGGATCAAGGCTAGGAGCGAAGTCCCTCCGTGACATTATGATGGCTAAGCAAGGAGTAGCTTCTCAAGGAGCTAGAGATAGAGCATCTATTCTTCAAAATGATGTTGAGTCGCAAAGAAATCTTGCTGGAACCCTAGCGGGTGTGGAAGCAGGTAGATACTCAGCACAGGCTGGGGCACTTAATAACCGCTACGCTACACAACTTGATGCTATGACAAAAGCGGCTACTACAGATGCCAGCACCATGGCTAGTGGAATTGATGCTGGGAACACAAACGCAACAAACCTATACAATATCAACGCTGGTATTTACGGAGCAGATAAGACCGCAGATGCCATAACCAAAATAGCTAATAGCGGAAACCAGGTTCAAGTTTCAACTACACCAAGCCACTCTCCTGTGACTATTAACACAGGAGGATCTCTATCTGGGGATGGGCTAAGTGGACCTAATACTGGGACGGATAGTTTATTAATCCCAAAGAAAAAGAATACTTACGGAGGATATTAAGATGAGTACAGGAACAAGCGCATTGACTGGGGCTGTTTCAGGAGCGGGGGCGGGGGCAGCATTAGGACCATGGGGAGCTTTGGCAGGTGGAGTACTGGGCGGGTTAGGGAGTTATCTTACTGCACAGGAAGCGGAGAAAGCTGCTAAAGAAGCGTTGGCTAGAGAAGAAGAACAACGTAAGCAACAAATGCTAATGAAAGCCGCTGAAATAAGATACGAGCCCTATACAAAAATGGCTCCTACTACACAAGTATCCAATGTTGAGTATAGCCCAATTAATAAGCCTGGCCTTGGAAGTGTTATCGGTGGGGGAATGTCTGGAGCATCGTTTGGGCTTGGTTTAGCAGATAAATTAAGTGGTGCAGGTGCACAGCCTACGGCACAACAAGCTCAGCAAGCCGCTCCAACTGGAAGCTGGGAAGCGATGTTAAATAGAACTAGTGGAGATATCGCTAGTTTATCTATGCCTGAAGAACGAACATCCGCTTCATGGAATCGTTTGTTAGAAAAACCAACGCTATATAAAAGAAAAGATATGGAGTAATCCATGGCAACAAACGTAGATAAATACATGAACGCGCAAAATGCGATATTCTTCCCACAACAAGAGGAAGCGGTATCTCAGATGCCTAAGAAACTTTCAGATTATGAGGCTATTCAAAATCTGCTAGCAGCAAGTGCCCCTACTCAAGAAGATCTTCTTTCGAAAGTAGCTAGCCTTCCTAAGGCGGTGGCTCCAGGGGTGCGCAGTACCACGACTGCCCCCGAAACAACGGCTAACAAAGCGGTGGAGCAAGCTAGCATAGCTGCTTCTAAGGATACTGAAGCGGATCAAGGTGAAAAAAATACAACCAGCGCTGAGGGTAGGCTTCCTGTAGATCCAGCTAGTTTAGCTGGTTTGTCGGAATCTTTGAAGAACACTCCTTTCTATCAAGAAGCGGTGGCAAATATCGAAGAAGCAAATAGACTTCAAGAAAAGCCTTCCTGGAACTCTTTATTTAAACAAGGCGCTGCTTACGGAGACTATCTAAATAGCCTACAAGGTCTAAAGACAAATGCCGCTGGAACAATCCCAGATACACAGGACAACGCCGCGCTTGTTAAATCTCTTGTTGATAAAGCGGATTTAGATAAAGAGATTTTAAGCAAAATCCCTTCTTTCTATGTGAATAAGTACGGAACAACTTCTTCCCTCACAGATGCACTAAAAACAAAAGAAGCTTTAGACTTAGTTCAAAAGGCCTCTAGTGAACAGGCTAAGAGTAATAAACCCCTTTCTGCCTCACAGGGAGGTGCTCCAGTAGATCTGACAAAATATTGGCAGCGTTACTTAACGGACCCTCAAAACAAAGAAGATCTATCCACATGGGCAAGTCTTAACAGCGTTCAAAAACAAGCCGCTAATTACGATGATGTATCAAAGATGCCTTTTGCTACAAAGGTTTCTATCTTGGGGTCTCTTGCGGACTCATCAAAAATGCGTCCTATGTCTGATTCAGATTTTAGGAAATTATTGCCTAGAGACGTAGCAAGTTTGCTAGATAGATACACTGACTTTGTTGTTGGTGGGGGTATGGATGTATCTCCAGCGGACCTTAAAAAGTATATTGATAGCATCCCCACAATTAAGACAGCTCTTAAAGAGTACCAAGCTGAAAAAATTGGCTCATATGTTACGGGTATTCCTGGCGTAGATACTAATAAGGCTAAGTCATATTTTATTGGGAATGCTTTTCCTTCTGAGTATTCTAAACCATCGCAAGCCAGTGGAGTGGATAAACAAAAGTTTAAAAGCGATATAACTAAAGCGATTCTTGAAGGATTGAAGGGAAAATAAAATGGCAGACAATCTTAGCCCAGAAGAAGCGGTATCTGCTCTTAATGAAGTTCACGATGAACTTCAAGCTTCAAGCGAGCTAACTCCTGAGCAAAAACAAAAAGTTTCAGATATCGTAAATAAATATAAGCTATCTTTTACGCCTCCTGAAGACGTACGAACCTTCGCGCAACAAACACTAGATTATGGTCTACGTGGAGCGGATTACTTAGGTGGGCTAGCTCGCGGTGGAATTGAGTCGATTGGAAACGTGGCTATGGGTAACCCAGAAGGAGCAGAACCAGCAATGGCTGCTTTTAAGGGAAGAGCACCATCTTTTGCTCAATGGGCAGATACCTCTGGGATCACACAAAAAGCTGTGGATCTTGGTGAAGAGTATGGAAAGAAAGCTCAAGAAGCGGGGTATCCTGGGGTAGCTTCTGCGCTTAGAAATCCAGACTTTGTAAAAGGAGTAGTAAATACTGCTGGGATAGTAGGGGATGTGGCTACAGACCCTTTAATGTATACTGGAATAGGACCTATTGAAGCGGGTCTAAGAGCACTAAACGAAGCGGATAAATTAAAGGCTATAAACTGGGCGGCTAAACTTGGTCCAAGATCCGTAGGTGAAGCTATCTATAAAATTCCCTTCAAAAAAGCTGAGCTTGCTGCTGAGTACATGGGCCGTGGTGCGGGGAGAGCAGCGGAGGGGCTACCCGATGTCGGACAAGAATTATTCAAAGAAGGTAAAGTTGGTGGTTTCAAAGATCTTAAAAAAGCAGTTGAAGAAAAAGCTGGAGAAGCTATTACTTCGGCCTCTAAAAAAATAGAGGCGGTAAGAAATGTCCCTTCTGAAGTAGGTGGGCTAGAGCATTTTAATAAAATTGAAAAAGAGGTGTTAGCTCATCCTGCAATTGCTGGAGATGCCAATAAATTGGCTCAAGCAAAACAAGAACTCTCCACACTTAAAAAGGGTATACTACCAGAATACACCGCTTTAGAAGATACTTTAAATGGCCTATCTAAGGATATTGCATCTAATCAGGAGAGGGCGGGACTTCTACAAAAATCTTTAGCTGAATACAAACCAATGTTTGAAGGACCGAAACCTCTACGAAAAGCTTTGAAAGAAGACGCAAAAAGCATTGGTAAATGGGAAGAACTAAAGCAAGGGTACAAAGACTCCACAAAAGAGCTTGAGCAATTAACTAAAGATACCGCTGAAAAACAAGCTAAGTGGTCAGACGTATCGAAACAACTAAACGAAGCCTCTAAACAAAAGCTTACTAAAGGTGCTTTATCGGACATGTCTACTGCCCAGCAAAATATTGCTAAGGAAAGTAAGTCTTATGTAACTCCCGTCAAAGCTATTGATACTCCAAAAAGCACTGTGTACGGGGAGGCTGCTAAACTATCCAGACAGGCCAGAGATAAAGCTATCCCTGAAATTGTTAAGGATAAAAAAATGATCGCTGCTACCCTAAACATGGAGCCAGAGTTGTACAAAGGAGCAGCAAGTGCTTTAAATCCGGGGGAGCTTTCTGTAGGTGCTTTAAAGGGTATCGGCGGAGGAGGCTTCTGGAGCCTTCCTCTAGTTAATATGACAACCCCCAATGTAGCTACTAGGTTAGGTCAATTTGTTGGCGGTCCTAAAGCAAACGTATGGTCCCTTATGGGAAGGGCTACACGAGGAGAAGTGCCCAGGTACCTAAGCACACACTCCATAGAAGAACAAAGAAAATATCGTGATGAACAACTTAAACCATGGGAGAATAAATAATGGACGCTATACTAAAACCACACAAAATGCCTATTGAAGCAGGCTACGAGATCCCCGATTCAGATGTCGAGCACGCACTACACATGATCACCATGGCGGAAGAATTCAAACAGCGTCCTGAGCTCATGAAGAGAGTTCAAGTGCTAGCAAGTAAGCGCCATAAAACTGTCAAATCGATTGCTGATCTAAAAGCTATTAGAGAGCATCTTGCTAAAGCAGAAGCAGGTGAGGAGCTTCCTAGTAAGGTAGGGATTAAGAAAGAGAAGCAACCGGACCCCGATGCGGCGGACGAAGAGATTGAAGCAAGAGTAAAAGCTGAATAAATAAAAAAGGTACTCCTGAATAAACAGACGTACCTTTCTGTAGTCGGAGGACTACTCTTGTGTTGGTGCTACTGGTGTTTCTACTGGTGTATCTACAACGGGTGCTTCAACTGTATCAAGAGAAAAAATAAATGGCTCAAGCGCAATTAGCTCATGAGCAGAGAATTCTACTCCTTTAAGAGATTCAAGGTGTACCTTCGCTCTATCAACAACAATTTCATGAGAGAAAAATTTATCGAGAGACTCCATTTGTTCTTCTTGGGTTTTCTCTGAATTCTCTGCAATCACTTTATTCAAAATTTCTTTAGCTAGTTTCATTTCTTTTTCTACAGCGTAAAGAATTTTGCTTACGTTGTAGACTACTTTTGTATCGCCTGTAGCCTTGCCCATTTTCTTAAGGCCGGAGGTTAGGCTTTCGTTATTTAGGTCTTTAAATGTTAGTTTGATCATTATTCAATCCTTCTAGTTTTTGTATTGTTTCGTCTAAGTTCCCCGGATGAAGCACAATACCTACCCCGCCCGCAGAATTTATACGTTCGATGTTATAAAGTTGAAGCCTTGTAATCGGGGATTTTTCCGCCTTCTTTAATTCAAGTGCTACGAACACCCCATTCACTACCCCTAAAATATCTGGGGTACCAGAGATGGAATATTGCTGTATTTTCTCGAACCACGAGTTCGGTATCTTCCTAATACGGGCTAGTACTTTGACCTTAAACTGCGTCTCAGTTAACGAGCCAGGCTTTCTTGTAGACATCGAGTCCACAGGTTAACGGAAGAAGTTTATATGGGAAACAATTTTCTAAGAGTTTCTTACACTCTTCTTCTATACCCGCTTCACTCTCATGCACTTCTAGGAGCACTTCGTCATGTACTTGGACAAGGATGCGGGATTTTTTTTCTTTTAGAAATTCATGTACTCTTATCATCCCTTCTTTTACCACCTCTGCGCATCCGCCTTGGATGAGATAATTTGGTGCTTTGTACGCGAAGTTTGAATCGGGGAATTGGTAGCGTCTACCTGCCCAATTAACGATGAATTTTTTAGTCTTCGCCTGGTTGATAGTCTCCCTAATAAATAGGCTTACTCTTGGGAGCTTTTGGAAGTAGGTATCTTTTAGATCTTTTGCTTTTAGTTCATCTACACCTAATTGCTTTGCAAGCTTTGCTACCCCAGCGCCATATAGCAGGGCGAAGTTAATAGTCTTTGCAGTTTTTCTATCCACTCCCATCATGTTTGCAGTAGCTTGATGCACATCTACGCCTTGGAGAATCTGCTCGATAACGCCTGTTTCTTTGGCGTACTCAAGCATCATTCTGTACTCCATTTGATCGTAGTCGATACTTGCAAAATAGTAGCCTTCTCTTGGGATGAACGACGAGCGTACTTTATACGGAACGCTGGCTTCTTCCTCTTTAGTGAGGTTTTGGAGGTTAGGGTTAGTACAAGACATTCTACCCGTAGCTGCTCCACATTGTTTGAAGTTGCAATGAATTACATCGTCCGCGTCGCTTAGCCAGAGGAAGTTTTCATAGTAGGTACTAGAGCGTTTTTTAGCGTTTCGGTATTTTAGAACGTATAGCGCTATTGGGTTATCCATTTCCTCTAACACATCGCTGGTGAACGTGGGGTTTCCCTTTAGTGTCTTTTTAGGTACATAGCCTTGTTTGGAGAATATTTTTGCTAGGAATTTATTGGAGTCTACAAACTGCTCACCGCATAGCTTCTCTAATCTATCCATTGCTATAGCTGCTTCTTCTTCCTCGTATACCAAAGCTTGTTTGCAGTAATCTCTATCGATCTTAATCCCTACCGCTTCCATCTCGGAGAGCACTTTAGTCACTCTCCTCTCTCTAATTAATGGAGCTAGGTAGTCATGTGCTACATGGTCGCCTTTTATTTTATTTAAATGCTGGAGGTGGCTTCCTTGGTACATGCCTAATTTATAGGTGATCTTAGCGTCTTGTATTGCGTATTTACGCATGAGTTGAAAGGGGACTTTATCGAAGAAATAGTTCTTGCTTCTAGTCTTTGACCCGGGCTTTTTAGTCCACTCCCAAAGGTTCATGCTATCAAGGTATTCCTTAACCACATCGTCCTTCTTTTCGTCTACTAGTGGGGCGAGGGCATCTAAGGAGTAGGCCATTCTTTGATTATCGACTAATCTCTCATTTGCTTCTGTACAGTGTATGCGTACTTGGGGATGAAGCTTTATTCCCATTGTAGCTAAGGAATGAATATCAAACTTTGCATTGTGGATGAATAGAGTTCCTTGGAAGTTACTAAGTAACGCCGCTGCTTTTGTGAAGGCCACAAGGTCTTCGCGTCTATCTATATATATCCCCGTAGTCCCACCGTACAGGCTAAGACCTAATATATTATCCCCATTGAATAGCTCAAGGCCCGTGGTTTCAGTATCAAGGCCAATGTGCTTTTCAGAGAATATTAGCTCTAACTCTCTTCCCATACTACGTTCACTTCAAACTTACGTTTAGAGCGTTCATGCCCAAGCCTGTTTGCTTTTATCTGCTTTACCCATTTCTTTGGGAAAACTTTATCGCCACAATTCTGCCACATATACTTTGCTTCTTTAGCTTGATCTTTGTTTGCAAAGCTCACTACCGCTTCAACCACTACGTCTTTTATCTTGCTGTTATCCAGGACTTCTACAAAATCGTAGCGCTCTAAAATCTTGATCATAGTCATACAATCAAATAGCGCTCTATGTGGGAATGGGTTTATAAATCCATGCTCCGCCGCAAGATAATCTAAGCGTCTAGTTTCTATTGCGTCTGGGTATTCGATATCAAAACGAGTATCAATCCATGGAAGATTAAGCCCATATATATCGTGCTCAAGGCATGCTTTCTCTAAAAACTTTGAGTCGAAGCTTCGACCGTTATGCCCCATAAAATACTCTATCTTATAGGTATCAATTAGTTTTTTTAGTTTTGTTAGCGATTCCTTTAAAGGAACCCCATGCATCATCAGTACGTAGGTGTTGATGTTTGTCTTAAGCGCTACTACATCAGGCAGCTCTTTATCTACCACCACAAGGTCACTAAAGGTATGGATGATATGCTTATGTTGGGTGTTGTATACAATGGCGCCCACTTCAATGATCTTATCGTATTCAGGATCAAGGCCCGTGGTTTCGAAATCAAGTGCTAGAATATTCATATTGTTTTTGTGTGGTTAGGGGGGCGGATTTGATACCCCCCCTAAACATTAACACTTAGCTTTTTTAGTTTTTTTCTTAGTAGCTTTTTTCGCTGCTTTTTTTGCTTTTGCCATTTTATTCTTCCCCCTTAAAATTCGTGTGCAGTCTTCTCGTCGTCAACTTGGATGTTAGCTGCTCCACCCGTGAGTGTTTTGTACCATTCCTCACATGTTGGTAAGAATGACTTTTCTGTGCTTCCACTCTGAGAAACATCCATCACATAGAAAGTTCCCTTATCATTCTTCTCTTGTGTACATGTCAAAGATAGTGTCGAAACGTACCCCCGAACATTAAACTTTGCACAGCGAGCAAAATGAGTCAAAACTTTTTGCCCTGCTTTGTAGCTTGTGATTCTAAATGTAATTAGTACAGGCATAAGTGCCGTGTCTGGATCTGGTAGTCCACCAGTTTTTAACGCTTCTTCCATCGCTTCTTTTTCTTTCACGATATCGCTTGGAAGTAGTGCGTACAAATTAACAGTCTTTGCTCTACGCCATTTAACTCCATTTACATCGTACTCAAATGGAAGGTTTACGTTAGCGGCGGTTAGTGGCTCATTCATTCTGTACTCAAACTTATTCCCTACTTGCTCGGATAGCGCCCAATTTGTTGTGTAGGTTAGAGGGATAAATTGTACGGGGGTTTTAGCGTCGCCTACTTTTTCTTTTGTTAGCGATTTGATGAAGTCCCCTGATCTTGCATCTCCTGAGGATACAAACTCGCTCAAGCCTTGCATAAGTAGAAGCCTTGGTATCAAGATCTCACTTGCTAGAATTAGCTCATTACCCGCCCCTGCGGACACTACTTCAATGGGTAGATTTGCGTTGTTTAAAAGTTGCAGTTCTTTTTCTTTTGTTTTGCTCATATTGTTTTTCTCACTTTATTGATTAGTTTAGCTTCGTGCTTTTGTTACTCGGACCGTCTCAAATAATGATGGAGGTTCCACTCCGGGTATCTCAAACAATCCTTCTTTACCACTAGATACATGCGCTTCCTCTTCACGCTTACAGTAAGCGTTGAATGTATTCGCATTGATTGTGATAAGACCTTCGTAGTCACCTTTTGATTTAAGCCAGTTATAGAGCTTATCTTTTCCGTCATAGCTCTGTGGCATTTTATAGCGCCATTGCTGGATGATATTAATCCTGCCCGCTGGATGAGAGTAGGATTCTCTACCATGGGCTTTCAGCGCGTCGGTTAGCTTCATTTGTATTTGCATGAGGGCTTTGTTTAGCTCACTCACTACAGCTTCCGCTTCTTCTATTTCTTGTTTCTTAGCAAACAGCGCGGATACAAGCGCGTCCATTTCAGCTAGTGATACTTCATTAGTTTGCTCTAAAGGCAAGTCCATTTCTTCCATATGCTTTGTTTTCCTTTTCTTAGTTTGTGGGTATAAGCACCCAAGCTCTACTTTGCGCTTTTTGCTTTGTAGCGCAACACAAATATTTCACACGGTGTGTTTATTAATATCCCCTAACATTTAGTTGTATTCTTTTTTCTTCTGAATATAGATCTCTGTAAAAATATTCCCCGAGTCTATCATGCTATTGCAGCATTCAGGGCATACAAAGGCCAAAGAGTCTAAGTCCTCATTCCATGGAAGGAGTAAACCAATATTGTTGTCAAGTAAGCATACCGGGCAAACAAATGTATCGAGACTATTTAGATCTATTTGTTTTTTACCCATAAGTTAAGTGTCTCTAAACGTTTCCCGTGCAAGCTCTAAAATAGGGTGCCCTTCCCCAAAATATTCCTTAAATGCTCCGTATAACCCCTCGAACCATATTTCATTTGCGCCAAGTAAAAAACGTCTTATCTCCCATGTACTCACAGGAGTCAGCGTTGTGAGCACAAAAATTTCTAAGAAATCTTCCGCCCTTGTAGAGCGATACGCTGTAAGCGCTACGTAGATATCTACAATAATAGAGGGTTTCTTCCTAAGAATGAAATACATAGCGGGATTCCACAGTAGCCATTTTTCAATTGGGCGCTTCTCTCCTGGAAGAAAGTTTTTATTCTTCCTATGTACCCATAGAAAAGATGGGAATAATTTCTGTGCGCCGTATATATCCCAAATACCAACAAACTCGGCGTTACCATCACTCTGTTTTGGCCATGCCCTTCCAATACTATGTGCTGCTTGTTGGGGGCTAAACAAAGGGAAGTATTTTTCCCATTCTGAGAAGCATAGAAGTATCCCGGTATTAAACATCCCATGGGATTGAACCTCTTTTGATTTAACTATAAACCCCTCGTCGTCTATCCAGTTTTCAAATGGCGCTGGCATTCTATCCCCTAATTACTTGTGCTCTTAATGTAGTCTAGCACCCTATCCCTCATGGAGGCGTACTCTTGAAAGCATGCTTCCCTCTCATCTACCCATGCTTTATACCTTCTATTGAAAGCTCCTTGTAGATTAGGGTCACTTTCCTTTCGTAGTTGGTACGGGGGTTTAAGGGAAATATATTTTTCCCATAGAAAATCTCTTTGTTGTACTAACTTATTTAGTTCATCCATTTTATACCCCGATGGTGCACACGGCTGGATTCGAACCAGCAACTTAGAGTCCCCTCCGGAGGATGATATCTAAATGGTTACCGCGTTACCACTACGTATGCACGTATAATAGTACCCCTGCAATATATGCCAATCCAACTAAAAGAATAGTATAAGCGACATTTTTTTCGTGTTGCCTAACTTTATCCCTTCTAGCGAATTCTTTTGATAGGGCATCAATATCGAAACACGGTACATAGAATTCTTTTTTTCTCATATTATTTTTTCTTCTTTGTTTTTGGTTTTGATCGTCCCGCTTCAGACAAGGCAATCGCCACTGCCTGACGTAAAGGGCGACCTTCTTTAATCAAAGTTTTTACATTTTGTCCAACAACTTTATCTGACTTACCTTTTGCTAATGGCATGTATTTTCTTTCCGTCGCGTTCTAAAAACCTTAACTCAATTAGAGTGTCCATTTCATTCCCCTATCTTAAACCTTCCATAAGCATCTACCTCTGGTTTCGGGTACGGTTTTCTTTGCACAGTATAGTAGCTAAGTAACTTTTTATTTCGACTACATCTTGGGCAAAGTAAAATAACTATCTTTAGAATAGATATAAAAGTGTTTTCACAATGCCAACATGTATGCGTCCTACATGCTTTACAAATACCTGACTTATGTGCCGTGTACTCCCCACACACGCATTTGTGGTATAGATGGTTTTTTGATTTGGGGGTGTTAGCGTATACCATTAAGAGCTCTTTTCTTGTGGGACTTTATTCATGTGGAATGGGCGAGTTTTTCTTCTGACTGTTTTAGTTACAATAGTTGACTCCATATACTTCCCGTTCTTATTCTTATATTTTCTATAGAACTCAAGTACCCTGGTACGTGCTTTACACCCCCAACATAAATGAACTAATGGATCTTTTTCTATAGGTAGAAATATTTCATCGCAGTGCCAACAAACAGTTTGCCTACACTCGGAGCAGTATCCCGATCTATTGTTTGTCTTTTTCCCGCAACCTTTTGTTTCACAGTTTATCATCTGAGTGTTTCCATGTGTTAAAGCATTTGTTACAATAATGCATATTTATGTCTGGCCTATCTGTGGCATCATAATTTAGTTCCTCTTGGGTGTAGTGTTCATCATCATTAAGCGCCGTGAAATTCCCTGCCCCATAAGCCCAATCGTTATCTAATCTGAATAAAAAGATTTTAGCACTGTAACAGTTTGGGCACCGATATTTAGGAACTTTCATTTCTTCACCTCACGCACGCAGATCCAGCCGTCTGTGTTTTTGGGTTTAGTTGTAGATATGATTCGCCCTTCTTCAGATTGAAACATGGATACCCAGTTAAAATTAATATTATACAACGTTTCGTTTTTCATCATCCGTTCGTTAATCCACCATTCACGGCGTTTCTTTTTCACGAGTTTTTTGCACATCACTTCAGGCACAATATGAAAGTCGTAGCCATTCCAAGGCTCATCTAGTTTCAAGGCAAGGTAAGTACGCTCAGCAATTGGCACTGGATATAGTCCAATTATTCTACCCTTTAATTTGTCGTCATTTACCAGAAAAAACACTCGATCACCTATTTTGAATTTAGTCATTTATTACCCCTCATTGCAGACTCAATAATTTTCCAAAGACGATCTCGTTCTTCTACTAAACGCTCTATGGTTCTTTCAGACTCCTCTAACTTTTCTTTGACTACTCTATCTATATGCGCAGTTACCGCAGGTGAATTAATAATTGGATCACTAACTTCCCTTAAAAACCAATCGTGGACGTGTTTGATATCTCTACTTGTGTGTAAATTAAACTTCCATTCAGCGTAGTTGATTGCGTTATCCCCTATAAACCCCATTGAGTGAGAAGAACCTTTATATGGAATGTTTAATGTATTGAACATTTCCTGTAGCAAAACTGTTAACGACGAAATTTCAGTGCCCATTTAAAACCACTCCCCGCTCCACCCAAAAGATAACGGATGATCTTTATGCTTGAAGTATCCTTCAAATAATGCGTTTGGGCCTGAGAATTGTTTCTTTATCCTAACTAACCATGCAGCTTTAAGTAATTTAACCCACTTTTGATCACCACACTTCTCGTCTAAAATTGTGAGTAATATATACCCAAGGATCTTGTAATCATCATTTGAATGGATATCACCTTCTTTTTGTCGTTCTTCGGCGGTTCTAGTTCCGATTGATTGCGTGATTGCTGCAACACATGCGGCTTGTTGAACGGCGTCTAGCTCTTCACCCGCTGCAAGTTTAAGTGCGCCGATGACTTGTGGTTGACGACCAATCCAAGCTTTATCTGACCACTTGCCAGGCTCAAGATTGTTAAAAACATAGGGGACTTTAATTGGAATAGGACCGATTTTTTTAGTGACTTTATTTGTTCTACCCCACTCAAGGATTTGAGCTGCAAGCGATTTATCACAAAGCATCGCTCCAAGCGCAAGACCTAGATGATTGTCTACTGACTCTTGCTCATCCAAACGGTTTGGCGCTCTATATAGCATCTCATTGATGAAGCACTTACGTACGTGCTTTGAGTATGCTTCTTTATCCTCTTTCGTAAGCCAGCCTTTTTGCTTCAATAAAAGCATAAGCTCCGCAGAGAATAGTACTCCATTTTGAGAGTTCTTTTTGTCTTTAGAAACTGTTATAAAACCAAACTTATCCGTGTATTTATCTATATATTCTTGAAACTCTTCTCGTGTCATAGTCTACTCCCCATATTTAATTGCTTCTAATACTTGATCCCCAATAGCCTTTTTATTCTTAAGCGCTTCCATTACATACTCATCGATCGTGCCTTTTGCTACGATATCAATCCTTGTAATGCTCTCATGAATCTCGCTACCACCTCGGTAGTTCCTAGCCTCGCTTTGTAGATCATGCTCAAGGTTAAAAGATCTTGAGTAATAAATCGACACGGAACTTTCTATGAGGTTAATCCCAATACCACCTGCCGATGGATTCCCTAAAAATACACGTACCTCTTTATCTTGCCTGAATTCTTCAATGGCTTTTTCTCTCGCAGCTCCCGTAACGCTACCGTCAATTCTAACAAACTTAATCTTAAGATTATCAAGAAGTAGGCTTATCTCTTTTATATTAACATTCCACGCTGCCCAGACTATTACTTTGTGGGAATCTACACAACCTTCTAATATTTGTCTGAGTGCTTCTAATCTTGGATTAGTGCCCGGGGTTTGTATTTGTACTTCCCCCCCATCAATCTCAACCGCTGGCATGAACCCACTCGTCCATTGTAAAAGGCGCAAGGTTTTTGTGAGCGCAAGCGGGGTTGTAGTAACTGCCCCATTAGAAAATTCTGCAATCAGATTTTTCTTTACCTGATCGTAAATATTTTTTTGCTCCCTCGTTAGTTCAACCTCAATCACTTTTCTTGTAAGCGGTGGGAGATCAAGGCACTGACTCTTTGCTACACTCATTGTAATTGGAGCCATTAGTTTTGTGATCTCTTCTAGTGCTCCGGGGCGCGGTTTCCAGTCTGGAAAATATCTTTGCATCCAAGATTTTTTTGATGCGTTTGCATCGTACATGAATCTACTCTTGAACGAAAAAAAATTGTGCCCTAATCGTAAACCCCCATCTAACAATTTTGATTGTGTGAATAAATCTTCAATTGATTGTAATAGCGGTGTACCTGAAAGTAGCAATACTCTTTTTATCTGCGGGTTATTGCACACAAGATTGAGTAAGTTCTTCGTTCGCTTTGCATCGGGGCTCTTGATGCGGTGGCTTTCATCTAAAATAAATGCCTTAAATCCAGCCATTTTTGCGGTGTTTACGAAAGTGTCGTTAGCGAATGATTCGTAATTGCAGATATACACTTTGTGTTTACGCTTATAATCTTTTGAGATTTTGTTTGTCCTCGACGCAATTGTTCCGTCTAGTATTTCAATATCATCCTCTAAAATGAACCCACGGGAATACTTGATCAATTCATTCTTCCAGTTTCCCCGCACGACGAGTGGACAAATAATCATTGTCTTTAACTCGCCGTGCACCAGAAAATCGCGCATCAATATTTCTATTGCTGTGCGAGTCTTGCCTGTCCCCATGTCGAAAAATAAACCGAATCCTTTTAAATCTTCCGCGCGAACGACCGCGGTTTTTTGGTGCTCCCAAAGTGGGGGTAAGTCATCACTCATAAAGTTTTCCTTGTTTATGCTTATTTTCCTTGTTTATGCTTGAGTTCAATTTTAAGAGGGTCGCCACCAGAAGAGAAAGGATGCCTTAAGCATAAAAGGCGTAACTCAAACCAGTAACAACCCCCTCATGTGTACTTAGTACGCATGGACCTAGAAAAAAGAAAGACAAAAAATATGGAAATGAAAAATATATACGTAAACGCTCTAAACGTACCTCGTGTAAAGGATGACCTACACGGCATAGATGAGCTTAATGACCTTCTAAAAATGCTCCGGGGTACTGAGGGCTATACCTTCCTATTTAACGTCGAAGAGCGTGATGACTACAAATCATATGTGGGTCTTCAATCACCTTTGTGTAATACAGTATGGTTAGATTTTGACGCCCCACCTGTTAGCGTTATCGAAGCATTCAAAACATACTCTGAGCTTAGGGCTAAATGTCCGGGGTACGTGCATTTATTTTTTTCAGGCAATAAAGGATTTCATCTTGGGCTTGATATCAGATTATTTGAAGTCACCTACCCAAGCGAAGATCTCGCTAAACAAATTAGAAGCCTAGTGGTGCTACAACATTTTTCACATCTAAAAACCCTAGATAAAGGCCTTTATCAAGCAAACAGACTTTTTCGTGCAATTGGTAGTCTTCATCCAAAAACAAACGCACTTAAAGTTAGAATCCTAGACTCAGAGTTCTCCCATCTTACTACCCTAGCTCCTGAAGACGTTATCCCTTATCTTGTGAATACCTATCAAGCGTCCGTGCTCCCTGAGCTTAAGGAAGATTATTTTGATTGTGCTTATCCAGAGGAAGCCCCACCTGTTTTATTTAAACCCCAGTCCATGGGCGATGATGATGTGTCATCGCTTGATGGGAGTGGGCAAGGTGATTCTGATTTATCGAAAGATCTTTCCCGCGCTAAAAAAGTCTCTAGAGGAAAAAAGATCATTGCATCTTGTATCGCTACAATGAGCCAACACCCTACAGAGGGTAAGCGCCACGATCAATCGCTTAGAATCATCCAGGACTATAAGGCTAGAGGGTATACGATTGATGAGACCCAACGGGAAATGGTGCGGTGGGCTCAACTTGCAAGTTATTCGCCTGCTGATTTATTAAGAAACATTAAAGATGTCTATGAAAAGGACTATATGTATACCTGCTATGATCCATTCAAGCAGGAGTTATGCACGGTAACATGTCCTTTGTTTCGCTCTCTACCCAAAGTGAGAAAGGAGCAAACCGCCGACTACGACCCAAAAGCCGATACTGGCAAGAAACGCCCTAGTGAGTACGATATAACCTCAACTTTTCTAGCCGATAATGAACATAAATACAGGCGCTATAATAATAACCTTTGGGAGTACAAGCCAGAGTTTGGGTACTTCGTGCCGGTTACCAGAGAGCTAGAGCTTCGCATGAAAGCCGATCTTTTAAACAACTACGGTGTAACCGATATCAGATCCGCTGAAAGCATCTACAAGCAATTCTACTCAAGAGTAAAATCCTTCACTTCATCCGAGGAAGAGGGATTCGCGCAAGGTTCTACTCCACGCTTTGTTATCGCATTTAGAGACTACGTTGTAACCGCCGACAAGCGAGGTAACGACTACACTTTCACTAAGCACCAAAAGTCCCCCGACATTTTCTGTACAAATCATTTGCCTTATGACTTTGCAGAAATCGAGCAAATTACAGCCAATTTAGGCTATATTTTTGATCTTTCTTCGCCTACATGGGAAGCGCAATGGGAAGAGAGGACCGTGGTTTTGAAAACTTATGGCGATAAACTAAAACGCTTAGAGCAAATCCTAACAAATCTTTTCTACGACGATACCGATCGCCACCAAAAAGAGAATGCGCTCTTTGAGCTTATTGGTGCGGCGTTATTCCCTATCTACCCAAGATTATTCTTTGCAGTAGGTGAACCTAAGACCGGTAAATCATCGGTGTGTACGCTTGTGGAGCATGTAATTGGTAAAAAGAATGTTTCCTCTTGCCCGCCGTCACGCCTGCGCTCCAGAGAGGAAACTGTACTCATGTTAGGCAAAAGAGTGAATATTGACAGCGATATTGACACTTCGCGAAAGGTAAATGAGGACACAATCAAAAAAATCTTAGATCAATCCGTCGTCACAGCTAACCCAAAATATCGCGACGAGTTTACTATGACGCTACCCCCTATCCACCTCTTCGCCGGTAATAGCATGTTTCAATTAGAGGAAAAAAACGTCGAGGCACACCGTAGACGGTGGACGCTACTACGCTTCAACCATGTCATTGACGGGGAGTTTGTAAACGCTACGGAATGGATCGAGAGCATTAAAGATCTTATGCCTCTTATCGTGGCGCGGGGGTTTTACGCCCTTACAAAGCTACTAGAACGGGGCGGGAAGTACACGGTACCGGCGTCTAGTGCGGTTATTTTTGATGCCCTTAAACAGGTAACGGACCCGTTTGAAGCATTTATGATTGAGCTTAAGAATAATGAAATCCCAGGGGTAAAGCTATCTGATAGGGGTAAAATTAAGCGATCTGACCTATGGAAAAGCTTTGATGACTGGCAAAGTTCGGTCGGAATTTCGAGGGATGCTAGGTATGGAAAAATGGGTATTTTTAACAAAATTCGGGGGTTCAGAGAGGTGGCTCTTAAACAAGATAAGTATAATAAATGTGGCCCTATTCTAGGGAATCAGTCGGGTATTGGTGCGTTATTTGAGGAGGTCAATTCGGAGGGTATTTTTTACTTTAAAGGGGTTGAAAAGACGACTGAAAACCTCGGGTAATGGGTATTTTGGGGGGTAAATAGCATTTTTAAAGCATGGAAAGTGCATTGTTCGGAGGAAAATGCTACGGGGTTACTTAGCTTTTTTTGCGATTTTTTTTAGTTAAAGTGGTAAAGTTAGCATTCTTAGGTATTAACCTTTTTTAAAATATATATAAAAAGCGCTTTTTCAGCATTTTCTTATCACGGTGAGTCATAGTCAGGTATTTCGGAATTCCGTATTTTTCCCTATTCCGTAAAACTTTTTAAACCCCCCCCCCAACTTTGCTAATTTACCACGCACCACTTTTAAATACCGCGTCAATTCTAGTTTCTTGTGTATTAATAAAATGCTAATCACTTGGCAGTAGTGCGTCAGGCTTGACAATATGCTCCACGAATCGTTTCTTAGAAATCTTGCTACCACAAGTCGGACACTGCCTCGTGCGAGCAAACTCGTCTAATAGTGTTCTAATATAGTCTGATATTTTAATATTTGCGTCGTCGATTACTTGCCTATGCGCGTCAGTGATTCGTATAGTAATAAAATTTTTCTTAAGTTGTTTTTGTTGCTTCATAGTTTACTTTCTTAGTCGGTTATTTGTAAGGCCTATATGCATACAGCGGGCAACGCTTCACGTTACACTCTTTTATACGCTCGCTAGTGTCTTCATACCCCACACATGCCAAACATTTAGCTTTTATCGCTTCCCTCGGCGAGCCCACTCCCCTTAGAACTTTGTCAAGGCCTAGGGCATACCTTAATGGTACACCATATTTGTCGGCGGTCTCGACCCTTTTAAGGTTAATCTCGTCTTTCATCTCTTTAGTTAAGTAATTTAGTTTAGTGTTTGTTTTTTCTGGCTCCATTTTTCCTTCTTTCGTTTTGTTTGTTAATCGCAAGTGTACCAACGCTCAATCAAAGCCTCAGTTTCACCGTTAGAGTTGACTAATCTAGTCATGTACCCTTCCGGTGGATACTCTCGCAGTACTTGCTTGATCCCCGCAGTAAGTCCCTCTTTTGTGCTTGACTTTACTTTAATAAACTGAGTGCGATCGTAGGGTGATCCAACTACCTTTTCTATAGTGTACCAATGTATATTTGAGTCGCTCATAATTTTGCCCCCATTAAATAACCTTTATGTGTTTCTCCGTTTTGAACGGTATACATGTAGTTTTTAGTGTTTAGGTCGACATTAAGGGTTAGGTAGCCTTTTAACTTCATTTCATCATTGTCAAGCGCTTTCGCTAGGTCTGTTAAATATTTAATATTTATTCGGATTTGTAGAGCTTGCTTTGGCGCGTGTATAAGCGCGTTAGCTATGGCGTCCCTACTTGGGAAAGTGACAGAGGTGTTATCTATTGCCTGTGTAAAAAGAGGCAATAAACCTGCGGACACCATTTCTTCTTTTTTAACACTCTTAAAGATTAATTTAAGCTGGGGTAACTTGCCCGAGTGGATTAAAATATCACCTGTATGAGTAAAAAATGGCTCCTCAACCGTTACGATTGACATTTTGTAGCCGTCAGTAGCGATTATTTCGTAAAACCCTGACGTGTCTGTTGATCGTATACAGACAAAGTTTATATGGTACTTTGTTCGATCGCTACTCACGCAATTAAATGCGTTAATGATTGTTTTTAGTGTGTTTGTTTTCATATGCTTATTTCTCCTTTATTTGTTGTTAATGCTTTAAATTGTTTTCTTGCTTTGTATAAAGTTTCAAATTCTTGAAACTCGCCTACTGTTTCCACACCGAAAGTCTCAAAATCAGCTTTTCGAATGGTGTACCTTCTAGGACCGTTACCAAAAGGGCCACCTTCGCTTGTAATAAAAAACCCTGTAAAGGGGCACCAATCTAGTATTCTACTCTTAAAGAAAGCCATTGTACTTGCTGAAAAGAAATACTTTCCAGCTCGTTCATGTCTAAATTTAAATTCAGCGCAATCGTATCTATATTGCTTCATATGCTTTTCATCCTTGTTATGCGCGGACCATTCCGCTGCATGGAGTAAATGTAATACAATTGTATCACACTGTAAACAGAAAAAAACATCCAAAGCATACTTTTTGGTTCACCTATCCTATAGCCCCCCGCACCACACTCTATTTCACCAAAACCCTTCAGTATACCACACCACGCACCGCGCATCATACACTTAGATGCGGGAATGCCTTAAAATAGGTGTTGATGTTGCACGCATCGCGGCTTGGCGGCATGGTTGCCGGTCCTTGGGTTTGGCGGCATGGTCCTTGGACATGGTTGCTTTGGCTTGGCGGTTTGGCGGCATGGTCCAGGGTTCATTGGCCAAAGTTCGAATTCCAATTCAATTGGGATCGTTTAGTTAGTGGCCACGGGCCATGTATCGGGATTATATAGTACCGCGTGGCATGGGCCTTGCAGCGTGGTTAGTGGGTAAACCGTATTAGTTTATTAAACTATTTTAGTTGATCGATGGCTTTGGTTGAGGGGAGGATTAAATATGTTTTGTGTACCGGGGGGTGGGGGTGCGTGTGTTTGAATAGTTTCTATAGGCCCCCGCTCCAAAAAAATTGAACCGAATTTTAAGAGCACCCAAACTATACACACCCCCACAACCTCGCCCGCCAAAAAACTCAGCCAATATACCATGCCACCCCCAAAATAAAAAACGCTCCACCGCAGGTAAGTCAGAGTCGTTCAAGCTCTAACGTATGTGATCTCAAGGAAGAATTGCTGGTGGAGCGCAAGATGAATATACCTTAAAAGTTATAAAAAGAGCTAAATATTTGTAATATTGCTATATCTTAACTATGCTATGAAAAATTAAGAGAGATCATGCTCAAAATATATGAAACAAGAAAAAACCGAAGTAGATAGTTTGCTAAACCCCGACATAGACGATGCTTTTAGGTTATTAAGGCCAAAAGACGGGGCACCACACATAGTCGAGTCTTTTCCGGAGATTTCTGGGGTATCGGTGCCGGAGGTAATGGCTCCGTTATTTGACGAGGACAATCCGTTATCGGTAGGCAGCATAATGCCTACGAATTTAAAAAACAGGATTAAGTTAGTAGTGCATGATAATCCGGAGCTTTTTTTGCTAGATGAGACTGGGTTGTATGAAGCGCTAACGAAGAGGGATGCGTGCCCGACGGCGACGGATAATAGGTTACGATTATCGTTTTGGGGGGAGTACGAATCGGCGTGTACGACGGGTAGGCACATGAATATATCGAATGTATGCGCTGGGACGATTAGTACATCTTACTTTGTGCAGAGGTATGTAACGACGCCGGAGAAGTTAGCGTGGTTACTCATGCCGCCGGTTAAGTACGACGTGCTAGTAACGGAAGCGCTATCGCATGGTTTGATGCGGTTACGTGAGATGCTAGACATGCCGATCCACGAGACGGATAAGCATGGGAATATTAAGATTAGTCCTAAGCTTTTAGAGATGAAGCTAAAGATCGTAGCGATGTTAGACATGCGCATGAAGGGGGCGTTTGTAGAGCGTAAGATCAATGTGAATGTGCAGAGGAGTGTTAAGGAGGAGGTAAACCGAATTAACATGGAAGAGTTAGATGCTCAGCTTGAGAAGCTAGAGGACAAGAGTGGCACAGGAATATAATCCAAACTCAAAAGAAGCGCTTGAGAAGATTAGGCGACGAAACCTTAGGAATTCTCTTTTAGAGCAGAAGAGAAAGCTAGAATCCGGGCTCCCGCATCTTTATGGATTCAAGTGGTACAAGTGGGCGAAGGAGTTTTTTGAGTCGAGGAATAGGATTAATCTTTTATGTGCAGCTAACCAAATCTCAAAAAGCAGTACTCAGATAAGAAAGTGTATTGAGTGGGCTGGGAATGAAGAGCTTTGGCCTACTACGTTTAGAAGAAGGCCCCTACAGTTTTGGTATCTATATCCAACGCAGGATATGGTGAATGTAGAGTTTAAGACAAAGTGGATACCGGAGTTTTTACCGAGGGAAGAATACAAAGAGCATTTTTCGTACGGTTGGAAGGAAATCAAAGAAGCAAAAGATACTATAGGGATTTCGTTTAATTCAGGAGTTACGGTTTACTTCAAGACATATTCTCAGAGTGCATCGGCACTTCAGGGGGCGACGGTTGACGCGATATTTTGTTTTGCAACTGGAACTTTAGTGCATGTTGAAAACGGTTTAAATGCTATAGAGAAAATTAGAGTTGGGGACAGGGTACACACTCGGAATGGTTTAAAACGTGTGGTGAGGGTGTTTTCTCATGATGCTCTAGTAATGCGTAGAATGTTTTCTAATGGGGAGTATATAGACGCTACTCCTGACCATAAATTCTTTGTGCAGGGTAAAGGATATGTTGAGTTTAAAGATTTGACTTCCCTGGAATCTCTTGTAGAGTGCGATACATGGGAAAACTGGGCAAGGCAGAAAAGACAATATACAAGGAATATGTATATATTAGGTACCCAGAAAGTTCCGACAAAAGACAGCATTATTTTCAAAACTACTCAAAAACTGCGCCACGTCTTTTACACAGGGCTATTTGGGAAGACAACTTCGGAAAAATCCCAAGAGGACACGTTATCCATCATATTGATGAAAATCCAGGCAATAACGAAATTGCTAACTTGGAGTGCATATCTAAAGCTTTACACACTAAAAAGCATAAAAAACAGGAGTGGGATTTGGGGTGTCTGGGTAGAGCTACTAAAAAGAAATGCTTCTTTTGCGGGGTATTTTTTGTCACTAAAACTACACAAAAAACCACGGCAAAATGGTGCTCAAAAAAATGCTGGAGAAAAGGAACCGGAGCAAAAAAGAACTGCGTGGTTTGCTGTAAAGAATTTATTGAAAGCAGAGACTATAAACAAGACGTATGCTCTAGATGGTGCAGCGATACTAGGCGTAAAAAAGGTACATTGCATAGAGGTTGAAGACGAGCATAACTTTTTTGTAAACAACATAAATGTAAAAAATTGTGATGAAGAGCTACCCACCGATATTTTCGACGAATTAACGGCAAGGTTAACGGCTACGGATGGTTACTTCCATATGGTGTTTACTGCTACGATTGGGCAGGATTTCTGGGAGTGCGCTATGGAACAAATAGGCACTTCTAACGAAACGCTCAAGCAAGCATGGAAGAAAACCGTTTCGATGTATGATTGCATGGTATACACGGATGGTACGCCGTCTCCGTGGACGCTAGAGAGAATTCGCCAAAGAGAGGCGATGTGCAAGAATGAGCTTGAAGTAAAGAGAAGGATTCACGGACGATTTGTCGTGGACGAGGGAAGAAAATACCAAGGGTTCATGGTCGAAAAGAACATGATCCCCGCACATAAGATCCCCTCCTCATGGATGCATTTTGCTGGGATAGATTGTGGTAGTGGAGGGGAGAAGCACCCCGCAGCGATAGTGATTATTGCTGTATCGGAAGACTACAAGCAAGGACGAGTAGTGAAGGCATGGCGCGGGGATAACGAGCCTACAACTGCGGGAGACGTATACGATAGGTTTAAGTTTATAGCGGCGGGGATTTCGTTCACGAGTATACGAGTAGACCCCGCGGGCCAGGGGCAAGATCTTTTACAGATAGCGGATCGTGAGGGGGATTACTCGTTTTCGATTGCTAAGAAGTCGCATGAGATTGGTACGGGGACGCTTAATACTTTATTTAAGGCAAAGATGCTATACCTCTTTGATGGAGATGAAGAGATAGACAAACTCCGCGCCGAGCTTTTGACGGTTAAGGAAGAGGGAAGTAAGCGGCATAAAAAAGACGACTTAGCAGATGCTCTTAGGTACGGGGTAGCGAGTATCCCATGGGACTATAGCGATGCAAGTTTTGATGGGGAGGAAAAACCTAAGAAAAAGGTTAAGGAAGAGATGACCCCCGCGCAATGGCTCATGGCGGCAAGAAGAGGGGAGATCCCGCCCGATCAAGATATTAACGATATTTCGGCAGAATTTGATGAATGGAATGAATATTATGGCTAGAGAAAATAAAAGTATTAATTGTAAAGAAGTATGTGCAATAATTAAGATATGTTCAGAGTCCGGGGTTCGGGAGCTTAGTTTCGGGGGACTCAAGGTCTCGTTTGGTCGCCACGCCAACGAAGTACTTGCTTTGGATAACACATACGCCGCACCACAGGCTATCCATGAAGCGCAAGCGATAGAAGCATCCCAAAAAGCAATTGAGCAAGAAGAATTATCGACAAAAGAGGAACAGCTTTCCCAAATGATGATTGAGGACCCGCTTGAGTATGAAGCGATGGTCGCAAGGGGAGAGTTGGAATCTTAGTGTCTGGTGGATAAATGCAGACAAAAACAATTGATGATTTAAATAAACTTTTCAAAGAAGCCGAGCAAGTAGACACCGAACTACTTGCTGAACAACGCTCGAACATTTTGCTTTATGCAGGTGAGCACTACAGCAAAAAAGGCTCTAAGTTCTTCAATAGAATTAGGGACGCAAGGGACATTGCGCAAGAGCAGAAGCTTCGGATTACAAAAAACCATACACAAAGGATATGTAAGACGTATGTCAACAATATTTTAACATATGCTCCTGGTGTAACGGCATATCCACACAATGATACTGAACTTCAGAGCATAAAAGCTGCGGAGTTGAACAAAGCAGTAATGCGTGATGCTGACAGACGTTACAAATTAAAGTCGTTCTTTAGGCGTGGGTGTGAGCAGTATATTCGTGTTGGAGAAGTTTTTTCGCTTATCACGTGGAATCCAGATTTAGGTACTCTTGTTGGATATGAGCAAGCGTTAGATGAGAATGGAGAGCCACAAGTAGAAGAAGATGGTTCTCCAAAAGCAGGGGAAAAGGCTATATTTTCAGGGGATTTTGAGTTCAAACATTTTTTAGCGTGCAATGTTCTAAGAGATCCTGGTTCAAAAGACATTAATAAATCTCCATTTCTTGTTTTTAGAGAGATGGCATATGTCGATGATTTGACAGCGCGCTTAGGTGACGATGAAGAGAAGAAAAAATTAGTTCAAGAGTCAAAAGACGAGACCTATATAGTGTTTGATTCGGCTACTTCGAGTTATTCGAAAGCTGAAGGACAGTGTTTACTTAGATATTTTTTCTTTAGACCAAGCATCCACTACCCACAGGGTTATTTTTACATAGCCACTATGCAAGGAATCTTGTGGGAAGGTGAGCTTCCGTTTGGTATCTGGCCAATTGCTAGTGCAGGTTTTGATGACATTGAGGACAGTGCTCGTAGTAGAGGTATTATTAAGGTAATTAGACCTTACCAAGCAGAGATTAACCGCGCTTCTAGTAAGGTAGCAGAGACTCAAATCACTCTTGGGGATGACAAACTAGTACTTTCAGGTGGTTCTAAGCTTACAAATGGCGCTACAATGCCTGGAATTAGGTCATACCATGCTACTGGGGCAGCTCCTACGATCCTTCCTGGTAGATCAGGCGACCAATACATTCAATATATTCAAACCCAGATCACAGAAATGTACCAAGCAGCGATGGTTGAGGAGGATTTAGCTGAAAAGCAAGAGGCGCAGCTTGATCCTTACATGGCTTTGTACAAATCAATGAAGCAAAAGAAGAAATTCGTAGTCCCTGCGGATAAATTTGCTCAATACATGATTGATGTGTACTCGATCTTCTTAAAACTAGCTAAACATTACTATGACGAAGACAGATTCATCATGGCGGCTGGTAAATCAGAGAGAATTAACCTAGCTGAGTTCAAAAACCTATCTGAAGAAGCATGTACGCTCGAATTAGAAGAGCAAAGTGAGGATGTAGAGTCAAAACTAGGAAGACAATTAGCTCTAAACCACTTAGTTCAGTATGTTGGACCTCAATTAGGCAAAGATGACATTGGAAAGATCATTAGAAACATGCCTTTTGCCAATGTAGAGGACACTTTTAGCGATTTAACGCTCGATTATGACTGCGTAACTAACGATATTTTGGCTCTAGATAGGGGTGAACAACCCCCCGTTTCAGGTAACGAAAACCACCAATATTACATTAAAAAGATAGAAAATAGGATGAAAAAGCCTGATTTTCGCTATCTTTCTCCTGAAATTCAGCAGAATTACCAATTATTTAAACAAGTACACGAAAAATTCTTCGCAGAGCAAACACAACAAGCTCAAATGGCTACGTCTGGATTTGTTCCGGTAGGTGGAGCATTAGTTGCCTGCGACATGTATGTGAACGATCCGGTTAACCCTGAGAAAGCGCCTAAGCGAGTTCGCGTACCTTATCAAGCTTTGGACTGGTTGTTAGGTAAACTAAATGCTCAAGGGATGTCGCTACAAGCCCTAGAGCAAATGCAATTAGCGCCAAAAGCAGAAGTAGCACAAATGATGAATAACAATCCTGCACCACAAGGACAAGGAGAACAAAATGGAAGAAACAACGAGCCAAGGAACAATGGAAACGCAAACAACTTCGTCGGCGGCGCCGGAGTCCAGTCAGTCCAAAACAACCCAACAAACCCAACCCAGCGCAGACCAATCGGTGGCGGCCAAGTTAGCGGCCAAATCGGAGGCCCTAGCCAAAACCCAGGCCCAGGCTACAGATAAACCTGTAGTCCCAGCTTTTACACCTAATTTTAAAGTAAAGGCGTATAATAAAGAGTATGAGATCCCAGAAATGTTTCGTGGGCTCATCACTAACGAAGAGACTCAAAAGCAAGTAGCAGAGATTTTTTCTAAAGCATACGCTCTTGATGAAGCAAAACCAATTCATCAAAGCACGGTTGAGAGAGCAAATAGAGCTGAAGCACAGTACAATGCACTTCACGCTGATTTACAAAAAGCAGCTCAACATGTAGGAAGAAATGATTTTGAAAATGCGTTTAAGGTAATGGGGATTAACCCAACCTCTGTTTATCAATGGGTATTAGAAAAAGCCCGCATGCAGCAGCTCCCGCCAGAGCAGCAACAGCAAATCATGCAGCAAAAGCAGATTGAAACAGAGGCGTTTGAACTTAGACAGCAAAATGAATATTTACAGCAACAAATGCAACAACAAGCAATTGTAGCTAGACAACAAAGTCTATCCCAAGCCATTTCCAGACCCGGAGTGGTAGAGATAGCTTCCGAGTATGACCAGAAGGTAGGCCAACCCGGTGCGTTCGCTCAGGAAGTAATTAGACGTGCAGCATGGATGGAATCGCAAACAGGGCAAGATATCACCGCTGAGCAAGCGGTAGATGCTACGCTCCAGTTTGTAAATGCTTGGCGCACACCAGCCCAAACAACGCAAGAAATAGTAGCTGAACAAGCACCTGCAACAAAAGCGCAGAAAGCTAAAGTCCCAGTTATTCCAAGCGTCCCTGGAAAGGGTGTTTCCCCTGTAAAGCGTATACCAAAAAGTATTGATGATTTACGGCAACTTGCAGCTTCGATGCAAGAATAACTTAAAGGAGCATAAAAATGAGTACTACACGTACATTTCAAGACATGCTTAATGAGTACCTGACGAATGACCTTCTTAAGGAAGAGCTTGTTAAGCGCGATTATTTCTTAACCAAAGTTGAAAAAGATGACGGCTGGAAAGGTGGCACTGTGCCTGTTCCATTCAAAGGCGCAGGCGCAAGTTCTGTAGCGTTTGGAGCGTTGACTGATTCTACTGACATTGCTGAAGACCAATATGTTCGTGGAACAATCTCCAGCATGAAAGAAGTTTGGGGAACTATGAAGTTCAACCATCGTGACCTAATGGAACATGATGGAAAGATCAAGGAAACAACTTTCCTTCGTATCCTCCCAGACGCAGTGGATGAGTTTGCAGACTACATGAAGCAAGTTGTGTCTGTTAACCTTTTGAACGGCCCACACTACGCTAAGGCTACTGGTAACGGCGCTGTAGGTGGAACAATTGTGGTTGATCACCCAGATCGCTTCATGATCGGACAAAAAGTTATCGTCGACGATGATAACTCGGTCGAGGCTTCTGGATATGTAACTGCAATTGATATGAACACAAAAGAGTTGACCATTAAAGACGCTAGAAGTGGTGGCGCTGCGGTTGACTTGAGTGCGTACACAACTGCACAAAATGCAAAGCTCTACAATCCTGGACAACAACCATCCGCTGGATATGGTTTCTCGTCTGCTAGAGATATGCTATTGAGTGCTGCAAATGGCGGAAGTTCTACGCTACATGGGCAAACAAAACTTGCTTACCCATTCTTGCAAGCAATCAACGTGAACGGTTCGTCTGTTCTTAGCACAAACATCCTATCAAAGATTTTTGATGCTTACGTGACTATCCGTACCTTCGGTAAGGGTAACCCTGCTGAAGCAATCATGAGCTACCGCAATTTTGGTTACGTTCTAGCTAACCTTGAATCATCTAAAGGTGCATTCAATGTTATCGCTGGTTCTGAGAAAACATCCGTATACGGATGGACTGAGATCATGATCGGTGGAGTTAAAGGTATGTTGAAAGTTATCGGCGTACAGGAGATGGACGATGATGTTATCATGTTCATTGACTGGAGAGCTTTCAAATTTATCTCTAACGGTTTCTTCAAGAAACGTATTGCTCCAGATGGCAAGCATTACTTTGAGCAACGAGCAACAACTGGATATAGCTACATCATCGACCAATGTTTGTTTGGCGAGTTGATGTGTATACGTCCTTCTTATTGCGGAATTATGCACAGTATTCCTTAAGGGATGACTTGGGGGAGGGGAGAAATCTCCTCCCTACTTTTTGATTATGGGATCAAATCAAACCACAGTAGCAGTTTTAAAAGGCGGAACTCACCTCGACTATAGGAAACTACTTGTAGACGTGGATGGAAACCTTTACGTTCGCGGTACTACTACCCAAGGCGGTTTATCCAAAGCTATTAAGACACAAAAGATGACTGTTAATGATGTGGCGCAATTGATTCCAGCTACAGCATTGGAAGACAGAAATACAATATCTATTCGAAACTGGGGTACAGTTAACTTTTATTTTGGTGGCTCAGACGTTACTCCCGAGGAGGGATACCCCAAGAAGCCGGAAGAGGAAATCGTAATGGACATCACAGATGCAATTGGGTTGTAGATAGTTTGTAGCGCTTCGGAAGAATGCGAAATTAGAATTGTAGATCTAGCTTAGTTAGGCCTAAGTAAATGCCGATAATTTTGCAGACATCGTTAGCCTCCCCTGGTAACGATCCGAGCATTTTAATAAGTAACGTAGATTGCGATCCAAGCGTTACTGTAGGTAGTTGGGTTCGAATGAATACTTCGAATACACTAGTACTCGCAAAGGCAGACTCTCTTAGTAACTCCAATGTTCTTGGTTTAGTAGAATCAAAACAAGGTAGTACAAAAGCTACAGTAAGAACTTCTGGAATAAGTACAGCTATTTTTAGTGGGTTAGATGTAACTAAAGAGTATTTTTTGAAAGACTCTGTAGCGGGAGAGATGGTTGTTCAGACGGGGGTACTTCCTACTGCACCTGGAAGTGTTATTCTAGTATTAGGAAAGCCACTTACGGCTAGTAGGTTTTTAGTGCGAATAGGCACAAGGATTGTGAGATCATGATAAAATCAAGAGATATATGGTTTAATTCATTTCTTTTATACAAGGGATATAGAGTATCTTCTTTTGAGACTGACTATAATAATAGGGTAATATGCCACTTTGAAGTATCCGAGGAAGAGTGGAAGAAAATGAAACTAGAATATCAGAACAGCGAAATAGCTAGATACAAAGGTTTTTTTGACCAAGTCAAAGAATTGTCATGGGGGGTAAAAAATGGAAAATGAAGCAAAGAAATGTCCACCTGAATTATTTTTGGAATGGCGTCATTCTATGGCGCAAGTAGAGCTAGCCGAAGCTAGGGCTAAACTAAGCCAAGAAAAGCACCATGTGCTACAACTTCAAATTCAATTAGCCCAACAAGGGCACGCACTTTTTAAATCGGTTGTAAAACAAGGTTTAGATACATTAGAATTAAAGAAAAAAGAGTACTCCGCAATGGTCGAGCGGTTACAGGCCGAGTTAGGTGTAAGCCTTGGTGAGTATGGAATCGACGAATACACCTTAGAACTTCATAAAATAGAAGATAATAAATAACGTTTATATAGGAGATTAAACTAATGGCACAAATTAAGTTGCTGTATGTTAATGCCGGTAACCCTACCGAGCATGATGGAGCTACCGACGACGTTACGTTTCTTTCGTACACCGTCACAGGCGGTGGGCCCGTTCTATCTGGAACTGGTATCGATTTAAACAACCAAGATGTAAGTGACGTTAAGGACCTTGTATTCAATGATCCTACCACTGGCACAATCAACCAAACCGCAGGCGCTTTAGTTGTTGATAATATCATGGCTAAAGAGCGCAACAATGTAATGACAGTAGCAGGAGCAGTTTTGTTCCCTGTTGTTACCGACGTTGCTGGTGAAGTTGATGCGTTCAAAGTACCTCATTTGGCAGGCGTACCAAGCGCAACTCCTGCTTTCTCGAGTGATGCTGGTTACCTTGTATATGATTCTGTAGCAAAGAACATGTACGTATGGGACGGAGCTTCTTGGGATAACTTGAATATCACCGCTTGCCGCTGAAAGCGTTCAGAATGAGTACACCGCTGCTGTAGCACTTGCTGCATGTGATGCCGTGTATATTTCTGCTGCTGACAGTGTATCGAAAGCTAGCGCTAGCGCCGCCGCTACTGCTGACCTAATCGGTTTCGCGGTTGCATCTGCGACTTTGGGCGGAGCTGTTCAAGTACAATCTGCGGGTGTTCTTGCTGGATTTTCTGGCTTGACCCCTGGGGCACAGTACTTCCTAGACACAACTTCTGGCCTTATTACTTCTACAGCCCCAAGTGGGACTGGAAAAGTAGTGATCCAAGCTGGGTTTGCTAAGAGTGCTACTGCTCTTCAAATCCAAATCGTATACAAAGCTAAGCGTTCATAATTAGCTTAAGGAGTTAGTGGGGAGGGGAAACCCTCCTCACGCTTTTATGGCAGACATAATAAAGCCTTTAAAATTAGAAAGTACTTCAAGTGGTGGGGGACAAAATGATTTTTCACCCACGGAGACTAATCCTAATGAGGATTATATAGGTATTTTAGGCGTTTCGTTTACTGCTAATCTTTTAAGAACAATTGATCTTGATGGAAGCGGGAACATTCAGTTTAAAGATGCCACTGAAACATCCCCAATAACGGTTAGACAATTACGTACAGCAGCTTCGAATATTTTCGATAATTCTACAAATGGATTCACTTCATCAAACGTGCAAGCTGCGATTGAGGAAGTAAGTGCGGGGGGATTTTCATGGCGTATTATTCAACCGATGCAGAGGGTGAGGCCTATGCGGCATCTGGCCATTCCCTCATGTATGAAACCGAGTTTGAAGAATACAAACTCTTAATCAATGAAGCATATGCTGCACGAATGAACGCAATTGCACGAATAACATTTGGAAAGACTTTAGCAGAAGAATGCACAATCCGTTTGTCGGCTATCCCATCTCCAACCGAGGAAGTGCTTTCGTTCTTAAATGTTCTCGGCCCAGTTAAGTTGCTACTTGAGGCTGGTGCACTTGATACGGCTCTTGGCGCTCTTAATGATGCAGCAACAATTTATACGGGTGACTCACTGGCAATTATTAATTACGCAATTTCAGAAATTTCAGCTTTCGGGGGTTAAGATGAAAAATAAGTTGGGGTTAGAGCCAGGGGATGTTTTTTTTTTTTTTGCACGATGATAGTGTAATTTCTATTCTACTTTCCCGTGCAATGGGTTTTTGGGCGTCTCATTCAGGGATTATTAAAGAAATAACCGACCAAAGCGTGTATACTATTGAGACTTCTGACTTTCATGTGGAATACAGAGATTTTAATAGGTACCTAGTCGACCCTAACGTAAGTTACGAAGTATATAGACTCCCTATAAAAAATGACGAGCGATTAAAGGTAGTTGACGCGTCTGCCCAAACATATGGGATAGGCTATGGATATTTTCAACTTTTCTCTTTCTATATTAGAATTTTAGCTGCAAAATTAGGAATAAGAATAAAGAATTTTATTCGCTGGGGCGTTGTCTGTTGTCATGTAGTTTTATACGGGTACAAGGAGAGTTCCATAAAAGAACTAAACTCGATTGATCCTGAGAGTATCATGACAAAAGAAATGTACGACATCATACGTGCTATCCCGGGCGTTAAGCTTGTAGCAACAAATAGAGAATAGATAGAATTTAAAAAATTCGTTACAATGTTTGAGAGGGATACATGGCTGCACGTGAAGGACTCGGTAGAGTACACGCAACTGACTACATAAAAAGCCAAATGCACCAAGCTGTTAAGCAGTACATCACATACGATGCCTCAAATCGTATGGAGTATAGCTATGCTGCTATGTCAGACGCCGTAGACGGAGAGCCATGCATTGTCACTCAATACGTATACGATGGAACTTCCACACGAATTATAAAAATGAAAGAAAGTATCGGAACTTGGGTTAGTGCAACAATGGATATATAAAAAATGGGCGTTTTTGAGCACTCAAGATTTAGAATATTTAATTCTTCACAGCATCCGTTTGTACACGACCCAAGTCAGTTCGCGTACAGCAATCCACGTCTTCCAGATATTACCCTTCTATCGGACGCGATTGATTATTTAATAAATGTTGTTTACCCAAACTACAAAGGAACTGTAGCGGATGTTGCATCTCTTCCTTTGATTGGGACTGTTACAGCAAATGACTATTACATTGTTGATGACGATGGAGATGGTAAAAGCGCTGGATACGTAGCCGCTAATATCGAAGGTACACTTCAGTGGTATAAGCGCTACGATGTTGACTGGACATACGAAGGAATTCTAGGCGCTGCTGTAGATAGAACATCTTATCTCTATGTTCATAAGATGGGCATGACCGACAAGGACTCTTCTGGTGCAGACATAGTCGGAACATACGCGGGGCAAACCATCTACGGTGGAAATGCTAGCGGGCAGAACCTTACTTTTAACGCTAATTCCGCCGCTACAAATGGCTTTGTTCAAACAGATAACACCTTTCGTCCTACTTCTTCAGGTACCCTTGATCTCGGAACAGCGGCGCTTAAGTGGAATAACCTTTACGCAGTAACAGGGCTACTTGGAACGCTTACAGCTACTTCTGGAAGTATCACTGACTCAAGCGGTGCGATTAGTTTTGATAACGAAAATCTTTCTACAACTGGAACACTAGCAAGTGGATCGCATACTGTTAGTAGCGATTTAGTTCTAGCCTCTGGAAGCATAACTTCTGTAAGTGGAGCGATTAGCTTTGGAGATGAAAACCTAACTACTTCTGGGTACGTTCACGCATTATATCTTCAATCTTCTGGAAGCTCACTACTTGCTAATATTACAATAGACACTTCCTCTATTACTTCTGCTACTGATATCATTTCATTTGGTGCAGCAGCGCTTAGTACTACAGGAACTTTAAACGCTGGAAACACAACCGTATCAAGACTTGATGTCGATAACGTCCGGATTGATTCTGATACGATAAGCTCTACTCTTGTGGGTGGAACGCTAACATTCACCGCAAGCGGTGGGATTATATTCTCAAACACTATTACTAGCGCGGATATTTCTGCAACGGGTACAGTAGGTGTTACTGGGCAGTTAAACGCAGATAATCTCAGGCTTGATGGAAATACTCTTTCCGCTACAAACGCTAACGGATCGATCACAATCTCCCCACTTGGTACGGGAACGATTAATGTAGGAAGCTCTGTTCTACCCGGCACTTCCGCTTCATACGCACTTGGAGATTCAACGCATCTCTTCACTAAGCTTTGGCTAAGCAGTGCAATTGGAGACGCTACAAACGAAATCACAATCGCTACTCTCTTATCTCTAAGAGATATTAATACCGGAGTAGCCTCAGGAATGAGCTTGTTTTATGACGGATCAAAATGGGTGGCTAGTGCCCCTGATACTGAGATTGATCATGGAACTATTAGCGGTCTACTAGACGACGACCACACTCAATACATGCTACTTGCTGGAAGAGCTGGTGGGCAGGATCTAATTGGTGGAACAGCCGCTAGTAATAATCTAACTATTAATTCTACTTCTCACGCTACAAAAGGTTCCATTCTAGTTAAGAGTAACTTCAAACCATTCACCAACGCTTCGTACTCTGGTGGTTGGTCTGGCACTGATATTGGTGGGAGCTCAAACTACTTCAATAACATTTACTCAAAAGGAGTCCACAAAGGACTTCGCCTAGAGAACTACACAAGCGTTACTCTTCCTTCTGCCTCTGCTCAGAATACTGGAAGAGTTGTATGGTCTACTGACGATAATAGACTTTACACAGATACAGGTGGGTCTTGGACAGCTCTAGGGGCGCAGAAGTTTTCTTCTGATACAAGTTGGAATGGTTCGGATACAACTAAAGACGTAACTGTTTCTTCGTCCGTTTCGGATGCTAGAACTTGTCTTTGGCAACTTTGTGACAACGCAAATGATTATGAGAGAATCTACACAAGCATTAAAGCAATAAGCTCATCGGTAGTGCGCATAACGGTCAATGTTGCTCTACCAGCAGGGTCGTATAGGTTAATAGGAATTCAGTAAGGGGATAGAAGATGAAAATTTACAGCGCGTTAGAAAAAGCACAACTAGAAAGCATCACTACAGGATCAGAACCAGCAGCAGCTACGGTAGGAAGAATTTGGTGGAACAGCACTACAAGTTTAGTGCGCGTGGATACCGGAACAGTTCTTAAAACTCTTGTAGACACAGATTCTACACAGACTTTGACTGGCAAAACTTTGACTGGGAATACTGCGGTAAACTTAGTCAGTGGTTCAGGTACCCTTACCCTAAACACTAGCGGAACAGTTACCCTCCCAAACGCTACTGATACTTTAGTTGGTAAAGCCACTACAGATACTCTTACCAATAAGACAATGGGTGATGCCCTAACATTCACTCAGATTTCAACTCCTTCGACTCCGTCTAGTGGATTTACAAAGGTATACTCAAAATCAGATGGTAAGCTCTATAAGCTTCCTCCTTCAGGTATTGAAGCGGAAGTGGGGAGTGGTGGAAGTGGTCTTAAAAACTACTTAGGTACTGTTAACGGAGTGAATACAAACGGAGATTTTGAAACTGGTGCAACTACTGGATTCAATAAACTAACCGTTTCGCTCTCTAGCTTAGTTCCTACTGGATCGCCTACGGTTGGAAGTGCTGCAAGTATTACAACATTTGCGGTTAATTCAAGTTCCCCGCTTGGTGGGACTTACGATTTACAAGTAGGTGCAAGTTCTGGTTTCACGGCTGGACAAGGTATTATTTCGGACGCTGTTACGCTTGATGTTCAAGACAGGACGAGCTTACTCGGGTTTTCGTTTTCATATATTTTAGACACCGCCGGAACTGGCTACAATATGAGTGGCACAAGCGCCAATACGTTTCATATTTATGTGTGGGATGCTACAAACAGCGCGTGGCTGCAACCAGCGGGTGTTTACTCGATGGCTGCATACGGTGGAGTAGGTTTTGCGTCTGGTACGTTTCAACCAGACTCAACAACTGCGTCGATTAGATTTGCGGTGATTGTTGCAAATGCCACAAGTTCTAATACCGTAATTAGATTTAATGATTTCTTTGTAGGACCTCAAGTAAAAGTCGAGGCACCTGCGGTTAGTAAAACGATGGATTTAACGTCCAACTTTACCCCGACTGGATTTGGTACTGTTACTAATAAAAGCATATGGGGTTGGAGAGTTGGGGATAGATTAGTAGTACAAGGGCACTTTACCGCTGGTACAGCTACCGGAGTTACTGCTACGCTTGATTTTTCTGGATACACCATCGACTCGGCAAAAATGCACAGTTCCTCTATTGGTCAACCAGTAGGTGATTTGGAGCGAGTTGGTGCCGCTATTTCTGACCTTGTTATTTTCTATGATGGTTCAACCACTAATAAGCTTTACTTCAACGACAATGCTTCGTCGGCTGGTTCTGTTAGTAGTAGGCTTGGAACTCAAGTTTCTAACAACAACGATTCATTCAATTTCAATTTCTCGGTTCCTATTGTTGGTTGGGATACTAACGTCGCAACATCCGCAGAACAAAGCGGTAGGGTGATAGCTGCGCTATGGACTACATCCAGCACATCAGTAGCCAGCGCTAGCACGACAGATGTTGTTTTTACAACAAAAGTAGTTGATACTACAAATTCATTTGATGGGACTACTTACATTTGTCCAGAGTCAGGAAGTTACTGCGTTCAATTACAATTAGAGACAAGTGGGTCAACAGGTACTACTGGAGGATACACAGCACAATTATTCAAAAATGGGTCCTTACATTCTCTATATGAGATTCCTCACTCGTTGGCCAATTTTGGATATGATTTACCTATTTCTAGAGTTGTTTCGTTGGTTGCAGGAGATACATTAAAAGTTAGATATAATCAAAACACAGGTCATACAGAAGCGCTCGATGGTAGTGCTACTGGTAACTACTTTAGTATTTTTAAAATCCAAGGTCCTGTC